CGCTATGCGAATTGGTCGATCAGATCGCCACTTACCTGACGCGCCGGGTTCTGCAGGCAGATCCGGGGGTGCCCAACGCCGTGTGGGTGCGGCTGGCTAACGACCCGATTTACGCGCCCGAGCACCTGTCCCAACTGCGCCAGTTCACCAGCGTTTTGACACTCACCTACCGGATCACGAGGTAAGCCGTGCCCAATGCAAACTACACACAGACCGTCCGCACCGTGTCCGGCGTCCAGGTCAAACGGGTCGCGGTCAACGCCGCGAGCGACGCGGCGGCCGGCAACACGCTGATCGCCGCCGTGCCCGGCAAGCGGATCGGCGTGCTAGCCGCGTGCCTGATCGCGGCAGGAGATGTTGTGTCTACCTTCTATTCGGGTCAGGCCGACACTGGCACAGCGCTCACCGGCCCCCTGACACTCGCTGCTAACGGCGGGTTCGTGATCAACGCGCCCACCGACCCGGCCACGGCGTGGCTGCTGACCGAACCCGGCGAGGCGTTGACCCTGCACCTGGCGTCCGCCGTCACGGTCGGCGGCTGGCTTGTCTACTTCGAAACCACCGACGCCTAAGCACCGCTATGCCCTACGACGACACTGTCCTCGCAGACTCGCCCACCCGATACCTCAAGCTCGAGGAACCTTCGGGACCTTTAGCGCTTGACTCGTCGGTCAACGCGGTACATGGGGGGCACGGCCCATCGGGCATGACCTACGCGGTGCCGGTCCCCGAGTTCGTCAACGAGACCGCCGTCGGCATCACGTATGACGGCGTAAACGGCAAGACCCTCAGTTTTATCCCGGACCTCACCTACCCCTACGCAACGGAAGTCTTCGTCAAAGACCCCGCACAGGCCGCCTCTTCGGAGATGGTATTAACCATCGTAGATGACACACAAAGCTATGGAATCCTACTCATTACTCGGACGATCTTGAGTGTACGCCGGTTCTATCTCTCTGAATTCGATCAGTTCGAGGCCTCGAACATCATCAGTAGCTCGGTCGTCAGCCCAACCGGTCTGCACCACGTAGTGACGCGGTCCATTAACAGCGAACTCCGTGAACTGTGGGTCGATGGCGTACTGGTCGGGTCGGCGTCGGACCCGATCTCGCGCGGGGGCACTAACTACTCCTTCATGCTCGGCTGGGCGGGATCTAGTTCCACCTTCAGCGGCACCCTGACCCGCGCGGCGTTCTACGCCCACGATCTGACCCCGGAAAGGATTCAGGCCCATTACGAAGCAGCAACCGTGCTTGCCGCCGCTGAGAACAGCGGACATCTCGCCATGACGGGGGTGGGCCAATGATCCGGTTCGAGATCATCAACCAGTTCTTCGACAAGCAGGCCGTGCGCGACCAGGTGGATGCCGGGACGCGGCGGGTACTGTCGAAGTTCGGCGCGTTCGTCCGCCGTACCGCACGGTCGAGCATCCGCAAACGCAAGCGGATCAGTAACCCGGGTGAACCACCCAGCAGCCACATCGGCCTGCTGAAGAAGTTCATCTACTTCGGCTACGACCCAGATTCACGGAGTGTGGTCATCGGCCCCGTAAGGCTGAGTCAGAACGGCCGGGGCGAAGCGCCCTCGCTGCTCGAACACGGCGGCCCCACGAAGGTCGGCAAGCAACGCGCCAAGTACAAACCACGCCCCTTCATGGGACCAGCCTTCCAGAAAGAACAACCCAAGCTGCGCGCCATGTGGCGCGACAGCATCCCCCGCCCCCGGAAATAAATAAGGAGACATACCCATGCCTCAAGAATTCTTATTAGGCATGAACGCCAAGATCTACCAGGGCCCGACCGGCACCGCGCTCGCCAGCCTGACCGAGATGGGCAACGTCAAGGACGTGACGCTCAACCTCGAAGCAGGCGAGGCGGACGTGACCACCCGCGCCAATCAGGGCTGGCGTGCCACCGCGCCGACCCTGCGCGAGTGTACCGCCGAGTTCGAGATGCTCTGGAAGCCCGGTGATACCGGCTTCGACGCCATCAAAACCGCGTTCCTGACCTCGGCCACGATCGCCCTGGCGGTCCTCACCGGTGACAAGGCGGCGTCTGATACGGAAGGGCCGCGTGGCGACTTCAGCATCACCAACTTCAGCCGCAACGAACCGCTCGAAGAAGGCGTGACCGTCTCCGTGACGGCCAAGCTCGCCAAGTTCGAGGAATGGGTGGAGGTGGCGTAATGAAGACTTTTACTGACGCAGCCAATCGGAGCTGGTCCCTCACGCTCAACCTCGGAACGGCGATGGCCGTCAAAGACAAGCTGGGCGTGGACCTGCTCCAACCCGAATCGGGCGATCCTCCCTTACTCACACGGCTCGGCACGGACGAGATGCTGCTGGGTGAGGTGCTCTGCGCCATGCTCGAAGGGCAGTTCGTCACGCACAAAGTGACCGATGCCGACGTGCGGAACAGTTTTGATGGGCAAACATTGCTGGCGGCGCAGAAGGCGTTCTATGAGGAACTCATTGATTTTTTCCGGTCACGCGGCCGCAACGACAGGGCCAAAGCGGTCGCGAAGCAGATGGCCATGATCGACGCGGCGGTGACCGCGATCGAAACCAAGATCGACGGGATCAGTGTGGAGGAGACGATCGCTGGCGCGATGTCTGGCGCATCGCAGGCAGCCTCGGACTCGGGCCCAACGGACTTAGACGACTGACGCTACGTCAACTGCTGTGGATGGCCGAGGGATTAGGTCGTGAGCGCTGGGCGCACACCTCGCTGATCTGCGCATTAATCGCCAACGCCAACCGCGACCCGAAGAAACACCGGCCGTTCAAGCCTGCGGATTTTGATCCCTACGCACGCCAAAGACGGTGGGACGTGTCATCCAAGCAGACCGCTAGCAAGCAGGACCTGAGGTTATTGCGTGAGGCGCTTGAGGGACCGCAACGACGACGTTCAGAGAACTGATCCATGGCATCCACACAAGGCATCCGAGCCGGTCGCGCCTTCGTCGAATTGTTCGCCGACGACAGCCAACTCGTGCGCGGCCTGCGTCGTGCGGAGCGGAAACTCAAAGCCTTCGGCGCTTCGATCCGCAACCTCGGCCTGATAGCCGTGGGCATCGGCACGGCGGTGCTCGCGCCGCTCGCCGCCTCAGCCAAACTATTCAGCAGCTACGGTGACCAAGTCGCCAAGATGGCCAAGCGGACGGGTCTGTCGGTCGAGACGCTCAGCGAGCTTCGGTTCGTAGCCAGCCAGACAGGCACCGAGTTCGAGTCGCTGGAGATGGCCTTCCGCAAGATGCAGCGTTCGATCTACGACGCAGGCCGGGGCCTGTCCACGCAGGTCGATGCACTCAAAGATCTAAGCCTGACATTCAAAGACCTGGACGGTCTGTCACCCGAAGACCAGTTCAAACTGCTGGCCGACCGAATCGGTCAGGTTGAGGATCCGACAAAGCGAGCTGCGATCGCGATGTCGCTGTTCGGGCGTACGGGCACGAACCTGCTGCCGATGTTCGCCGCCGGCAGCGCGGGCATCGAGGCATTACAGGCCGAGGCCCGGCGCTTGGGTCTTACGATGTCGGGCGAGGACGCCAAGGCGGCGGAAGACTTCACCGATGCGCTCGACCGGCTCTGGAAGGTCGTGAAGATGGGCGTCTTCAACATCGGCGCGGCGTTGGCCCCGGTGCTGCAACGCATGGCCGACACGATCACCCGTGTGGTGGTGACGGTCAGTGAATGGGTCAAGCAGAACCGGGGTCTGATCGTCCAGGTGGCGAAGATCGCCGCGATCGTGGTGGCTGCCGGTGTAGCGCTGATCGTGCTGGGTACGTTGATCTCGGGACTAGGCGCGGTCCTTGGCGGGCTGGCGACCCTCCTGAGTGTTACCGCCGCTGCTTTCGGGCTCGTTGCAACCGCGATCGGATTCCTGATCTCACCCATCGGATTGGTGATCACGGGATTGGGTGTGCTTGGCGCTTATCTCATCAAGACTTCCGGGGTCGGTGGTACGGCGCTGTCGTGGTTGGGTGATCGGTTCGGTGAACTGAAAGACACGGCGCTACAGGCTTATCAAGGCATCGCGGACGCATTGGCCGCCGGCGACATCGGCCTGGCTGCCAAGATCCTCTGGCTGACCTTGAAGATGGAATGGATCAAGGGTGTCAGCTTCATCGAAGGGATCTGGCTCGGCTTCAAGCACTTCATTATGGATGTGCTCGTGGGCGCGTTCGTCGGGGCATTGTCCGCGTTGGAGACCATCTGGCACGGCCTGGAAGTGGGCTGGATCGAAACCACCGCGTTTCTGGCCAAGGCGTGGTACGGCTTCGTCAATATCTTCACCCGCAGCTGGGAGCGGATGAAGGCCCTGGCTGCCAAGACCTGGAACTATATAAAGGGCCTGTTCACCGACAGCTTCGATACCGGCAAGGCCAACGCCGAGATCGACCGCGCGTTGGCTCAACGACTATCCGAGATCGACCAGAACACCGGTGAGGCGGTGATCGGGGCCGACATGCGCCGTCAGAACCGCCGTGACCGGTCCGCCTCCACCCATGACCAGACCCTCGGCGTCCTCGGCCAGAAGTATGAGGACGAACAGAACCACCAGGCACGTGAGCGTGCGGATGCAGAGTTAGAAGCAGAACAAGCACTCATCGCCGCACGTCGGGAGTGGGAAGCCGCGATCGCCGAAGCCAAAGGCAAGCGTCCCCCCGAAGGTGTGGGCGGCGGCACTCAACTACCGGCAACGCCTGATTTATCCGGCATCAGTGACCTGCTCGCGCGTGAAGCCGAGCGGATCGGTGTCCGTGGCACGTTCAACGCCGCCGCGATCCAGGGCCTGATGACCGACAGCGGCGTCGCCGAGCGCACCGCCAAGGCCACCGAAGACACCGCACGCAATACCAAACGCATCGAACGCGCGATCAACGACAACGCGATAGCGTTCGCCTGAGGAATCTATGCCCATCGTTGAGGAAAAATACGGCCGCTTGCTTTCCGATGACTCGGCAGAGATCACTTACATCATCCGGGAAATCGCCGACGATGTGGAAGCGCGGACCGAACTGCTGATCGCTGCGCCGGCCACGCATAACGGCCTGGTGCGTAGCGATGCGCAGGTCGAAGAGATCCACGACGAGATCTGGTTAGGGACGGTGCGTTACGCGCCCTCCGCAGCCAACCCGCCACAGGCCGGCGAGTCCAGCTTCGCATTCGAGACCCGTGGGGGAACGCAGCACATCACACAGTCCCTGGCCACGGTCGCCAGCTACGCCTCCCCCGACATCCCGGCAGCACCTGATTTTGGTGGCGCGATCGGTGTGAGCGAGGACAGCGTCGAAGGCGTGGACATCACCGTCCCGGTCTACACCTTCTCCGAAACGCACTACCTCTCACCGGGGGCGGGGGCGGTCAACACCGCGTACAAAGCGACGCTCTTCAGCCTGACCGG